TCGGACGTGTCACGAAATTCACCATCGAAAACACGCAACCATACGCCGCGTATGCACTAGATCTACAAGAGGGACGTTTCTACCCACCCGACGAGTTTGGTCCTATTAAAAAGCCGGTAAACGAAGGCAGTGGCTGGAGTCGTTCTGCCGGGCTAACAAAGCGTGGAGATGTTAATCGCGGTATCGGCGAGGCAAAAAGTACCGCTGAACTGGACTGGTATGTAACTTACACAGAAGGAGCCGGTATGCAGAAAGCATTAGCCGCCGGCGTAAAAATGGGCTTCAAAGCATGAACTACCAAGCAATTCGAGCATCAATCGAGAATCCGCTGTTGTCGGCGTTTGGCGCACTGGTGCCTGCTGTGCCGGTCTTTTTTGACAACATCACAGCGGTTCCAGCAAACACGACCACGGAATACGTCCGGGTCAACATCACGTTCGGTATTACCAATGAACCCACGCTGACCAGCAGTGTGGATAATGCCCGTGGCGCCCTCATCATCCGCATTTTTACGGAAAAAGGCCGAGGTCCCGCTCGTAATCAAACGTTGTTGACGACCGCCGTCAACGTGCTCGAAACACTGAACAGCACTGCCAAACCAGCCACTGGAACATTTATGCGGATTGGTGAAATCAACGGACCCACATTTTCTTCTACTGAAGAAAGCCCCCATTTCGTGGGTCGAATTGACACTGGTTGGACGGCAACAGTCCTTAGTTGAAGACTATTGCTATTCTGTTATAAGCCGGGCAGTGCCCGCCCCACTGTCCATCCCTTTGGTAAGTCCTTATGGCCACCACTGTTCTGTCCGGCACGTCCGGCGCTCTGTATTACAAGCCCGCCGGCACCACCGGTGGTTTCGGTGAAGCTGGCGTCAACGTCGGCACTGACACCATCACGATCGAGCCCTACCTTAATTTGAAGGCTGGTGACCCGGTTGTTTTCAGCATCGTCAACACCCAAACAGGCGGCGCTGGCTCTGGAACATTGCCCGCTGGTATCGCCGCTGCTACCACCTACTTTGTACTGACCTACACCGCCGCCACTGGTGCGCTGACCGTATCAGCAACGCTCGGCGGCAGCATTCTTAACATTACCGATGACGGCACCGCTGTCGCCCCGAACGAGTTCCAGGTTGCCTACGCAGCCTTTGCTGCTGTGGGCCAGGTCCGCGATTGGAGCTTTGAGATCACCCGCGCCGAGATCGACGTCACCACGATCGGTCAAACCCCCGGCCAGTATGTGCCTTTCCGTAACTTCATCGCCGGTTTTGCCGATGGCTCTGGCACCGCCACGGTCTACATGACCAACGAGGACGCCGCGCTATCCAACCGGATGATCGAGGACGTGCTCCAGCGTCAGCAAACCGGCGCCGCCTTCAAGCTGTACACCGATCAGGTGTTTAGTGGTGGCACCCTGAGCGAATCGCTTAGCCGTTCGATCGCCTTCGATGCAGTGCTGACCTCGGCCAGCCTGAATATCAACCCGGACGACGCCCAATCGGTGACCGTCAACTTCCGCCCCTCGGCGACCCCCACCTTCGACTTCGCCAAGTCCTGATAACCTTCGGGTTGTCCCCCACCCGCCCCACCACACGGTGGGGCTTTTTCATGGTTACTGCGTTACACTAGAACGTAAATCAACAAGGTTTTATGCCTGCCTCAACTTCCATTCGGGCCATCGACCGCCTCCGTAAGGCCGCCAACCTGGAGCCCACCAAAAAGAACGTGGAGCTATCCGATGGCAGCATGTTTGAGATGTGGGTCAGCCCACTAACGATGGCCGAGCGTGAACGCGCCCAAAAGCAGGCCAAGTCGGACGATGCCAACGCCTTCGCCCTCCAGCTGCTGATTACCAAGGCACTGGACGAGAATGGCAGCAAGCTGTTCGCCCCTGGCGAGATCGACGTCCTGAAGAACGAAGTCAAGGACAAGGACCTCCAGACGCTGATGCTGGCGATCCTGACCGACGACTCCGAGCCCATCGACCCAAAGCCCTGAGCGCCGAACTCCGTAAGGACAACTGGCTCATGCTCCAGTTCGGCATCGCCAAAGAACTCGGCCTTACCCTCCAACAAGTCCGCACCACGATGACCGCCGAAGAGGCCCTTGGCTGGAGCGCCTACTTCCAAATCTTGAACGAGGACCAGCAAAAGGAAATCGACAAAGCCAAACGCCGCCGCTAACCCCGGCGGCTTTTTTGCTGTGTAAACTGAAGTACCAGAAGCTGTCATTACCGCAGTGGCTAGTTACAACGCCGCAATCAATATCGTTGTAAGCGGCCAACAGCGCTTAGATTACGTTCTCAATTCTGTAGAAAAACTTAATGCAATTACAGCTAAATTAAAACCTATAAATTTATTAGCCCCTGGCGCGGGGGGCGGCGGTGATGCAATCAGAGTCGCCAAAAAACAACTAGATGATTTTGCAAGAGCTGTTGTAAATTTTCAGCCGCAAGGAATACAGAAGCAAGCCAAAGAACTTAGTAAAACAATGGCCGGTGCAGCCGCTCAAGCGTCTGCTCTCACCACAGCTCTTGCGAATGTAGGTTTGAAGTCTGGCGGATTCAAAGAACAAGCAGCGGAAGTAAAAAACTATGCTTTGGCTTTAGACACAGCCGCCCGAAATGTAGCCCGTTTGAATGCCATCGGTCAAACTGTTCAAAGAGGTGCTCGCGTTCAAAATATCGCAACCCGCTTTAATGTCAGTCCTGAACAGGTTGAGCAAAGGCTCGCCAACATGCGTGAAGCAGCGGCCAAGCGACAGGCACAGCTAGACGAGGCAAAACGGCGGCGCGATTTACAGAAACTTCTTCTGCTGAAACGTGAAGAAGATTTTGAACTTCGCTTAGCGCGTATTCGAGAACGTAACGCACAGGCAGAAGCCAAAAGAAAAAGACAAACTGCAGGTGTTAGTGATGCTATAATCGGGGGTGCTTTTCCTTTGCTTTTTGGACAAGGCTTGGGTGCATCACTAGGTGGCGCACTGGGCGGTGGAATAGGCGCCCGAGTAGGCGGAGGTAAAGGCGGTTTTGGGGGTTCTTTGCTTGGTACTATTGTTGGACAAGCTACTATTGATTTCGCTATAAATAGTGCGCTCAAATTAGGCAAAGCTCTAGAAGCACCTACAACAAACATCGAACAACTTATCGAACTTCTTGGTATTTCTGGTACAGGGCTCAAATCCAACATAAGAGTTCTACAGGAACTGGGCCTAACCTCTACCGCAAGTTCACTAGCCCTAGCAAAATTAGAGGCTACTTTAGGCGCAGAAGGTTTTAAAAACGCCGAGGAATTTAGTAAAGATGGGCAAAATCTTGCTAACGCATTTAGTCGTTTACAGTTAGCGGTGGCTAATTTGGCTAACGGCGCACTACCGGGCATACTTGATTTTCTTACAAATGCTATAAAATTAGCCGCTAATGCAGGTTTACCCAAAGGCGGTTCCCTGGGTAGGGTCGCCGGCGTAGCCTCAGCAACAACACAAAAAACTGCAGGTCAGCTACGCGCCGAAAACTTTATCGGGCCTGTACCTGATGTGGATCTCACATTAGAGCGGGCCGCCCAGAAAGCTATTACACAAGAAAAACAACGACAAATAACTCTCGCCGCAGCGCAAAAAAACCTAGAAGAAAGTAGGTTAAGTTTGACCCGGGTAGACCTGGCGGCTGAACAGGGGCGTATAGCCGTTCTCCAAATTCAGAATGATTTAACACGTAAACAACTAGAACTTAGTAAAGAAACAGAAGCAACTAAAAGAAGTCTTCTCGACCTAGATATTAAGTTGTTGCAACAGCAGAAAGCTCAAGCGGAGGCCGCCCAACGTAACGCTGTTATCGAGGCGCAGCGTGCCGTGATGCGTCAACTAGGCGGATTGATGATTGAGCAGACTGAACTGGAAAATCAGTTGTACGTACTCCGCAGCGAAAGCGCAAAACTTCTACAAGGCGAAGCAATAGGCTTAGCAAGTCAGCTCAACAACATAGAGCAGCGTTATCAAAATGAAATAGACATTTTAGCTGTACGAAGAGATCTAGAAAGGTTGGGTATAAATGAAGCTGAAGTTTTACAAGAAATAAATACAAAGTACGACGGGTTAACGGCTGTTGTGAAGCAACGCCTTAAAAACGAAACAGAAACACTGCTACAACAGCAGGCTCAATACAACCTCACTCAACTGCAAATCAAACAACAGCGAGAGCTAGCAAACCTGGAAACAAGCGGGCGTTTCCAGCTGGAATTGCAGCGCATCCAATCTTTCCAAGATCCCACCGGCTTCGGTTTCTTCGGTGACGCCCTCCTAAACCAGAAGCTAGCTCTAGAGGAGTACAACGTTACTTTGAGTAACTATGACGCACAGCTGCTGGCTTTAGAAGACCGCATGGCTGTGCCGGGCTTGAACCCCGATGTCTTGCTTGGTTTAACCCAGCAATCCGATGCTCTCAAAGATCAAATAGCTCTGTACAAAGAATACCAACCAGCAATTATTCAGGCCAGGCTTGAACAAGAAAAGTTTAATACTATTTTTAACGCAACTAAAACTGCTGTAGATAGCCTTGCTGATGGACTTGTCGGGGTAGTGTCCGGCACCATGACAGCACAAGAAGCCTTTGCCTCCTTCCTGAGGACCATAGGAGAAATGCTGGCAGAAGAAGGAAAGAAAATGATCGCTCAATATATTGCTATAGGCATCGCCAGGATATTTGCCGGGTTTAGTGGCTTTAGTCCACTTAGCAATGCTCAGGCGACAAGTTTCAATTTTAATCCAGGGGCAATGACTGGCAGCCTTACTCCAGGTGGTTTATTTGCCAAGGGAGGCACCTTCTCTCAGAACGGCATTGTCCCTTACGCCAGCGGCGGCATCGTCAGCTCGCCCACGCTGTTCAAGTTTGCCGATGGTGGTGCCACCCGCACCGGCCTGATGGGCGAAGCTGGCCCCGAGGCGATCATGCCACTTAAGCGCGGCAGCGATGGCAGCCTTGGGGTACAAGCCACTGGCCTGCGCGAGGCAATGGGCCGCCCGCCTGGTGGCGCCAATAGCTCCCCCGTGCTTAACATGAGTTTCCAGTCCACCAATATCGGTGGCGTCGAGTACGTCAGCCGCGATCAACTGGAAGCGGCAATGGCTGCA